AAATTCTGACATAAACGAAACTTGTGCCACACGTGGCACCCGTTCTGTCTTGTCGTAAAACCAAGATACCACCGCCGCCCTGGCACAGGGCTGACGAAAATGAGAATATATACACAGGTTGCCAAACCTCTTCCTGCTCTCAACAGGGACAGCGTAACGCAGCTGGTGCGTAGTTTTTCTTCTTCGGAAGTAGGACACCATCAGGCGCTCAACGGGTACAACCGCGGCACAAACGCAAAGCCATAAAGGCTATAATCGTATGCAGCCGAGCAGTAATACACAACTGGAGGAAACGAATTTCCAAAAGTCTGTGTAGTATTGCCAGGGTTGACCCATGACAACATCTGATGGGACATAACAGGTCCGGGTACCGTTCCCGTCAATCCAGTGTCCAACGTCGTGGTACCACCACCTTGGGCGGCTCTCCAAAAAGTGTAATACACTGCGGGAGTCTCCACCTCAAGGTTGGCATCAGTCTCCAACTTGGCTGGGGTTCCTAGGTCATTGCCCAAGCTACCATAAACAGCCACGTTGTTAGGGCTGGCGCCTGTTGTCGGGGTCCCCGCCGTCTGAACCCCAGGGATCATCCACTTAGTCCCGACCGCTTGGATCAGGTTAGTGCCGGTTACCCTCAAAGGCACCACCGTCCACCGGTAGCCACCACGTTGTGCATGGAAAGCTCCCTCGAACCAATTGCTGTACGTGTTTCCAAGCACAGTCATCGAAAGCGTGGTGTTCGCCGTAGTCTTAAACCCGGTTCCATCCACCGCCACGGACTGAAAAACCTTAGTGTTAAACTTCGGATACGCAGGAAGTACAACCTCCTGGGAAACAACAGTGTTCACCGGAACAGACGCGGTCGAGATGTTGTCAACAACTAGACGCGGGGCACCAACTTTGCACAACGCACGGATGGAACTGACCTCCTCACCAATTGCGTACTTGTACGGGGCCGACTGAGCCACGACAGGCTCCACGGTCAGGTCCTCGGCTGCTTCACGCGACACCACAGCGGTGGTTCGCCAATTGAAGTAGCCAAAGTTCCAGCTCGAGATGTACTCATTGGTCGGTCTCGCGACGCGGTATTCTTCACCCGCACGCATCTCGACCGTCACTGTGCACGGGGGGACTGTTGCTGGTGACGCAATCAAGGGAGCTTCCACGTAAACGTAGATGTACCCATTGAAACACGAACTGCTCGAAGTCTGAGCCAGGTTTGGGACATATATCCCACCTCCCAGACTGCTGGACCCAGGAACACGGTCTGCCACCTCCAGTGTTGCGAAAGGCGTGGTACGCCTCCACTTCACCGGAAAGACAACCTCCGTCGTTCCAGCAATCTCCGCGATCACACTCGGCAAAGTGTTGTACGCCGGAGCTTGCGTGAGCTGTTCCATGGAGTGGACGATACGAATCGTCCCCTTATGGAAATTGGAGCACCACACCGTGAACTTGAGTTCGAGATCTCCTCCCCACATCAAAAAGGGGAGAGACACGAAGCCAACGGGTGCCGGGACGTAAGACCCGTCACCCACCTGAGTCGTCAGTGTCGGTACTGCCGGCGCCCACCATAGGCGAGTTCCGCTCGTCGAGGTTGGAGCCCAGTCAAACCTGCTGATCAGGGCCCACTTGCGTGCCAACTTGTAGATGTTGTCGTCGTCCTCATCGAACCCGGCACCATCCGGGGTAACAGCTACACCACCATTGGGGTCAGTACCCGCACGGTACCCGAAAAAGCGTGAAGACTGCGAAGCAGCCATATCTGTGTTGTATCTTGCGATAACCGCACCGCTTTGGTCAGTCACCAGTGGTTTCGAGAACCCCATTGCCTGCATTGTGTTTGGGTCTACGACCCTAGCAATCTGCAAGGCTGTGGCCAGCGGTGGGTACGCAGCAGCTGTCGCCTTGACGGCCCCGACAATCGACTCCTTCGCTTTCGTCGCAAAGGCCGCCACTCGCTCCGACTGAGCGATCACGGCCACCTCGTAGTCCTCCATCCACGCATAAACGTTGATATTGAACGGGCGAAAGGGATCACCGGACGTCGTTCCGGGACTTGCCACGTAGGTGTAACCACCCCAAATGACAGCACCTGTCACAGCTACTGTATCGTTCGGCCCAATCTCCACCCATCCGAAGGGCGCGAGCAAAGGCGTCGAAAGACTGTAAGAACCACTCTTTGACAGGTCAATCTTAACGTGCGGAACAGTGTAAGCCTGGTAAGGCTCAGCACCGTCAAAAGCAACACGCTTATTTTGACCAAAGTCATTGGGGTCGTAACAAGGCTGTGGGAATGCCCAAATGAGGAACATTCCAAATTGGAAAGGTGTGCCAGTAACATCGAAACGCATGCAAAACTTGCCACGCAATCGACGATATGGTTTCAAGTAGGAAGTCACCACCGGGTCAGATCTCCACGCCTGGAAAAAGTTGACCCCCTGCGGGGCAGTACTTGACGTCACCGTCCAAGAATTGATTCTGACAGGGCGTGACAAAACATCCGGCATAGAGGCACCTACCTCATTCACCATGTTTGCCACCTTGTTAGGTGCCCTCGCCATTGATTCAACCGTCTCCATATCGAAGTTCGTAGTAGCTTCCACGATTTGGGGGTTGACATTTGTTTGTGTTGGATTCAATTCAGTAACGGATTTGTTTTTGGGATAACGCCACTCCGTCATGATGCGTTTCCCTATTCCATCTGAGTGCAGTGAACTGCCTCGAAATCTGACCTGGCCCTTCTCAACGTTCGTGATGGAATCTCGAACGAAATGAGTGTAACTGCCAAGTCTCATGCGGTTAGCTTTTCCAAAAGGACTAAGACCAACATGGAGGCGCAACGACTGCGCCACAACGGGTTCCTCACCTTCAAAGTGGACCACACACTGGTCCCACGAAGGCTTCTCCCAAGTGTATCCAACCTCGTTCATGACTCTCGTCAAGAGATCATCGAACTTCTGGAACACTTCAGGCCCATGAAGGAAAGCTTCCAACATGGCCGAACGCGCCACAACAGGCGCACGCTCCGCCTCTCCCATCTCTTTTGGTAAAAACCAGCAGAGCATGCGAAAGATGGAGGCGAGGTCAATGGGCGCCACCAAGCGCCCCAAAGCCTCATGGTACACACAGTACCGTTTGAGAAAGGTAATATCCTCACGCTCATCAAAGGGTGTCAACACGCCGTCCTTGCGGGCGGACGTAATCAAATACCCAAAGCGCTGCATGTTCGCAGCGAGCACAAGGTTATTAAAGCCATATACCTTATCGAGATTCACACGAAGATCGTCTCCATAGGTAATTAGACGAAACCTTTCCGGGATGTGTCCGCAATGAATATACACTGCGCACATAACCAAAACATAGTTAAACAGGCAATTCAGGAAAGTGGTAATCCACAACCCCGAGGCCAATCCGTAGATGCACAAAAAGAGCACACCGCGGTTCAACACGATCTGAT